TGACATAGTGTACTCCTGAAAATAAAACCCCCACCGAGCATATGCTCAATAGGGGTAGGTTTAGCTTCTCTTGACAATAACGCCGTTTGCTTTGACGCCAGTGACAGACAAAACCGTTTGTTCGACAAAATGAGAAGGAGCCTGTTGCGATGAGCCAGAGTTTAGCTCACTGAGGTGCTCCACAGGATTCTCTATGCCACTGCTAGTGACTCGCCAGCCGGCACGAGCTTCCCCTGTGTCAACAGGGGTATTGTCAGCCAGCTTCTGAGCAATCTCTCTCTTTTTTCTGTTGAACTCACCCAGGAAGTCAATATTACTTTTAATTTTAATCATCTAAATGATCTCCTCCTTTAGCCTTACCCATCCTGTCAAGGAAAGCAGTGCCTTTAAGTTGAGGATCCTTGAGCAAACCATCGATATGCTCCGCTTCTCTTTGCTTGAACACTTTACCAAGAGAAGAAAAGATTTCTTCAGGTTTGCCCTTGAAGCCCTGAGATTGAAGAAGTTTAAAAGTTCTATTGTCTTCTTGCCATCCGGGAGGTCTTGAATCAAAATACGAACACCAACCGAGAAATTCTTCGTAAGGCATCTCGTCTAAAATCTGATGCACAGGGATTCTCAGATGAAACGCTATATCATAGATAAACATTGCCTCATCTGAGAGAATCATTTTCCCGCTTGATCAGAGTTCACTCCCGAGTGCTTCATAATCTCGTTTGAAAGTTTTGTCAGTTCGTCCATTGGAAACTCTTGGAAATCTGCATCTTCTAGTTCATCTCCGCCTTCTACAGAGGAACGGATAACTTTACGAAGAACATCAATACCCATGTCTTCTTCTGAACTAGTGCCTTCTTTATCACTATTTTCAGACTCGCGAACCATCTCTTGAATTTCTATGATTTCGCTAAATTTCAACTTATAGATGGTGATTTTCTCATCCATAAATTTAACTTCTTTTGGCATTTTCCTACCAACGAGACCTTTGATACCTGACATTTTTAGTTTATCCTTTTTAATCATATTAGGAGCTGACATTTGTCAAGTCTCCTACTTTATTGGCGATGGCCGCGTTCATCTTCTCGATATCCCGCTTCATTTCGTGAAGGATTGAAAGAGTTTGCATCAACTCCATGCTCTTCACGGCGTCACCCTCGAACTCGCCCACACGGCTCAGCGTCTTGCTTATGCTGAATTCAATGTCATTTTTCATGTGGCGAAGGGTAAGACTGATGACATAATCTTTGTTAAACGGTTTCATTTATGTTCCTAATATAGAGAGCCTCCCCCGAAAGAGAGGCTCGCCTGATTTAGATGGTAAACGCACCGTAGAAAGCAGACTGGATAGTCAGAGTGATTGTCGCAGTGTTTGCGTCAGTCAACTGAGGATTAACCTGAAGGGCTTCCAGCTTGCCTGTCCAGTAGTATTGCGAGTTACCAACAGTGCCTATACCGGCGGTGGTAGATGCATATTTAATGTCACCTGCACCTGTTGGCTCAGCGTTCAGAAGTGTGAAACGGAAGATGTGCTGTTTACCGTCACCTACCATAGAGCCCAGGATGTTGGAGGCGTCATCAGCCCACTCGGAAGGCACATAGTTCAATGTGATTTCCATAGAAGGCGCGTCTGCCTGGCCCTGAATCTGCTGCGAAGTCTTTGAGCCGTATACAGGCACGTTGACTACGTTAGGTGGTGTGCCCATGCTTGGAAATTCACGAACGTTCTTCACCCGAACAAAAGTGCCTGGCGCTTGAGTGCCACCGGTAGTTGGGATTTCTTCGCTGAACAGCGCTTGAAACTCGGAAGCTTCGTCAAGTGCTGCGATCGCTGCGTTGGTCAATTCTGTTGCAGGGGTTGCCACTGACAAGTCAGAGAAGACGCCTGCACCGATTGAGGAAATATGAGCCATTTAATTTACTCCGAAAAAACTGAAAGGAATTGAATAAGTCATCATCGTCAGAGACGGTTTTGCTTTATCCAAAGAAGGATTGTCTGCTGCGCTGTCAAGAAATTGCACGACGTCACCGTCCAGGTTTTCAACAGATTTTCTCATGAGGAAGGAATCCAGAGAGTCTGCTATTGAATAAGACCTTTTAGGTGAGTCCACTGTCTTGACAAATATGCCTATTATCAGTAAACCTGAAACTGACTGTCCATTGACGCCCGTTCCACTTGGTATTACTGAAAGATGAATATATTCCGTTCCAGGATTCTCGGGAACAATTGAAGAAGGATGCGTAGTTATGCCCATTACCTTCCATGCTTCTGTCGCGAAAACAGAGTAAATGGTCATAAGCGAACTTTCGTATCGCGACACAGGCTACTCCTTATAAACAGTAAGCAGCGTCACATAACGCTTTTGAGCTATGACAGGGCCGATTTTCCAGACTTCGTCTTCTATTTGAACTTCTGAAAAGTCACCTATTTCGCCGAGTTCTTTTGACTTAAACAAGACTTCTCTTTTGAGAACACTTTTGTCCTTAGACTCTTTGAGGATAACACATTTCACGTTAGGCACATTCTCATTAATAACGGGAGAAGTACCTGCCGAGAAATCAAACGACTCAGCTGTCTTGCGAACGAATGTAACACTAATAGCGAGATCTTTCAACTGATTGAAAGCGAGGACTAGCTGAGAGTCAATTAACGCTTTGTAAGCCATTAGTTTGCCCTCCACCAACTTCTTGAGCCATGATTCACAAGCATTGGACGTATCAGCGTGTAGGCAATATTCGGCAACGTGGCTGCTTTACGAATATCTAATAGCTCTACCGAAGAGATTTTGAGAGACTCGACTTTACCGGTCTCATCCAATAACCCATCATTGTTCAAAAAGTGATAAGCTGTTTCAAATTGCGCTTTCAACAGTCTAGCGGGGTAGCCGTCAAAGTCTACACAAAAACCCAAACGTGGATCGAGGTAAGAGCCTTTTCTGGGATGTGCCATAAGCTGTGTCCCAGACACGGCAACGCCGCCCCAATCCTCTTCGTCCAGAACTTGAGCGGCTGTTACCATTGCAGCATTTTTCATAGCATCATCGGCAACACTCCAAGCTTCCGAGTCCAGTCGAGTTATGAAATATGTCTCCGCTTGTTCAAGAGTGCCGTATGAGTTTTCGCCGACAATTAACGGCATAGGTCACCTCACTTAGGAATGGAATACCGGCAGAATGCCCAGAGACAACGCTGAGGCTGACTTACGCTTCCAGGTACCGGTGGTGCTAGAAAGGGCATCAGTCGCGGCTGTCATTGCCACACCTGTACCACTTTCAACCACATAGCGGTAAGCTTCATCAGACGGGAACGCTTCTTCATTACCCACCCAATCGTAACCGGCAGGAGCAAGAACGTAGCCCCAACGACGCCAGATAGTGGTTGTACCACCACCCTTGTAGGAACTGGCATTACGATCAATTTCGGTAGGCTCAGGAACCATCAAGCTCTCCATAGCAACAGCGCCGGGGAGTACAATGAAGGAAGTCTTGGTACCTACGAGATCTACGCCTGCACCTGTGTTGACTTTTGTCAATTCAGCTGAGGTCAAGCCTTGAGCGGCACGCGTCTGGATCAGGCGCAGTTTGCCTTGAAAGATCGTGTTAAACTCGATGCTGCCATCGGTCACACGGTCAGCGTCAACAAGGTTTGCTGAACGAAGACTGGCGATCACTTCCGGAGAAGTAATCAGGTAGGCAAACGGAGGCTCGTAGTCTTTGTAAGCCATGCCCATTGCCAGCAAGAAAGCTTCAGCGCGTTGAGCGCCTTGGCTCGAACTGGAGGGGCTGGCTACTAGCTTGGACGCACCGAGATCTACGTAGAAGCCGTTGCGCAGCTCAGTTGGATCGTTTTCAAAGCTTTGTCCACCGAGACCGGCTTGACCGGTTGCGGAAGCAGCGCCCATAAGTACTTCAGACAGAGCAACGCCTTTCAGCACAGCAAGAATGCCGTTGTGCTCGTCTTGGCTCTGAGTCTCGCCGAAGTCACGACCGATCTTAGCCAGACCATCAATCTGTGTTACCACTTGCTGCATGTTTACTTTCTTTGCACCGTTGGTACGCACAGTCTTGATGTACTTCAAGTAGTCAGAGCTGTAGCTTGTTACAACACCGTCAGTGGCGTCTGTCAAAGATGCGACGTTGATATTCGGGTTCAAAGGCTTGTGCCAGCGCATTTGGCCAACAAAAGTCTCTGTGTTGACATCAATCAGTGGGTTGCCACCGACGATGCCTGTACCAGACAGCTTACGCGCATTTGTGTATGCTTCGTCAGAGTATGCAGACAGAACTTCTTGCAATACTTCGTTGCTGGCACCGGCCAGGTTTGTATTTACGGACATAATTTTCCTTATTTCTTACGTAATGTCCCCGCTTGTGCCCGCTTGATCATTTCCTCTTGTGAGAGGCTAAACATCGATTCAGGCTTGCCGCTGGGTGACGATGGTTTGACGGTTGTCGTTCCCACACCGCTTGACTCTTTAGACTTGAAAAGGAATGAGTTGTCGTCATCCTGCGCAAAAGTAGTGACAAAGGAAGTCAGGGCTGCGCCTGTTTTGTGTTTCCACACTCCATTTTCATCCTGCACAAGCTCACCGACAATTTCTTCAA